CTTTCCATTTCCGCAAGAATAAACCGGCATATTTTTTTTTATTTAAAGTTAAAATAATATCTTTGATTCGTTAGTGTAATTTTATTGTCGGTTAATTTTTCCCCCTTAATGCTCCACGCGGTAAGGGGGTTTTTATTTGCGTATTAATTTCCCGCTAGCATCTCGTTGAGATTCAAAACCGATTACACAACGGCAGTTTATAGTAAAATCACCTGGAGCGGTAATGTCGCCTGGTTGCATTGCTACCGCTTCAACTCCATTTAATCCAACTTGTCGGAATGGCTCAAACTCCTCAACTCGACTATTATCTAATATTAGATGTGAATAATTATCTTTTTTGCCGAAACTGCGCTCCCTACCGTCACCCATTGAAATCCATACCTTCCAAACTTTAAAACGTTGCTGCCGTCCTGCGTTCATTATGCCGGCATTCGCTGCCCGTGTAGATTCCGTTCTTACGATTGTATTTGCACGGCTTAAACTTGCTAAACCACTATTGAAAATGTTGTCCGCTATTTGTGGCGTTGATAATCCGCTATTAATGCCATCCGTTATTAACTTTAGAATTGTGTCCTTTGTGGTTTTATCAATCCAATTGATTAGCGTTAAGCCGTATTGGTTTAAATATTCCAAAACAAAAGCCGTGAATACTTCGTTACTACCCATCGCTCCAGTCATAAACGCCTTTTGCCTTGCAAACTGCTTAGACTGCTCTTTATACAATTCCGTGTAAATTGGGTAAGCAATCTTAGAAATTGTTTCAGCGTAAAGGTTTTGTAGCAACGTAAAAAGTTCAGCGTTGTTAGTCGTGTTGCTTAATTGTGCAAATGCCGTTTGTAAATTACTATTTTTTATATTGGACAAAAACTGTCCAATCTGCTGTTTAAACAACTTGACAAATTTTGGCAAGTATCTTTTCTCGATTGCCATTCGTTTGGCTTCAACTTGCCTATGATAACTTTTTCTTTGCCTGTAATTCATTGATTAATCTTTGCTTATAACTTTCCCTCGCACGGTGACGAAATTCGTGTTCAATTTTGCAACGCCTTTCGATTTCTAATTTATGAAACCGAAGCATCACCGTTTCCCATATCGTTTGCAGTTCCTCCGTTGTTATCTCCATTTGCATAATCGTTTATCATTCCGTTGATGTCACCGTTAAGGTCTTCAATAGGCGTTAATCCGCTATTAATAAACGCCTTCGCAAACTCACCGCCCAATGGTTCGTAATTCATAGCAATACGTTTTTCGTCCAAAGTAAGCCAATAAGCTGAAACTAATTGAGAAACTAACTTTTCAATATCCTTTTGTAGTTCAGGAAGTGCCGTTACGTCAAAGTCTATAAACTCGTTACCCGTGCCGACGTTTGGAATTAGCCATTTGTTTAACTCATCCCTAAGTTGTCCAAGCATTGGAACCACTGTATTCGTAACTAAATCCCTTAATGCATTTTGGTAGTTGTTATCGCTCATGTTGTCCGCAGAAAATAACACTACCGGCATACCAAATACCCTGCACCATTGCTCTAATGAAAATTTCATCGTGTCAATAATTTGCATTTCGCTATTTGATAAACCGAAATTTAAATATTCCCAGGGGGTCTGTAACATCGCCACCGTTCCGCCCTTTGCGTTATTATTAATACGATTTGCAATTGCTTGTTGCATTTGGCTTGCTTGCAATTCAGTAACCATTGGAATTTGGTTTCCCACAACTTTAGGAACTAATGCACCTTTTGCCCCACCGTTTGCCATTTGGGAGGCTGCGGATTTTTGAGCCTCAACGCCCATTAAATAGTTATTCCATGCGGCTCGAATTGGGGAAAGTCCTCTCATGTGTTCGCGTGTGCTTACATTGAAGTTAGGGTTCCAACTCTTCCATTGCATAACGTCGGATTTGTTCAAAGTAATTGTGCTGCCCATGTTATCAAGTTGGTAACCCAATATTCCGTAAAGGTCTACTGGATCGGGAATGATGTCCGTAAACTGTGAAGGCAGAATTAGCAATTCTACAAATTTGCCGTTTGGAATGTTTCCACGATTTCCCCATAAAAATGTTTCACCACTTAAAAAACGATAGCCAAAAAGGTTTTCAAAGAATGCATCTTGCGATTGATAACTATTTGGATTGTTTAAAAGGTCCGCCAGTGGCGTGCCTTCAAGAATCATAGAATCATCGTAAGCGTTTTTTCTATGTATTAACGCAGTTTCAAAGTTGGTTAAGCCACCCTTTGTAAGTTGCTTATATTTAAGTAAACTTGATTTCGCTTTCTGCCCGTCGTTAAGTTGGTAAACGTAGAAGGGTATTGATGCGCATTTCCTTGCTAAGAAAGAAACAATTGCGTAGACGTCCGCATTTTCGGAGTATGCGTTTGTATACTTTTGCGCATCATAAGATTGTAATATCGCGCCTGTATTTACCGGTATAACTCCGTTGTTGTATAAAGGCAATCCTTTTTTCTTAAAAAATCTATCTATAAAACTCCCCATGTTAGTTTAGTTTGCTTTGATTTTGAGTAAACGGCGTATCGTAATGCATCAAGAATGTGGTCGTTCAGCTTAATAGGTTGCTTATCAATCACCTTTCCGTTTGCATCGCTTTTCCATCTATATTTTTTAATCTCGTTTAGCAAATTTACACTTTTACTATGAATGTATAACGGCTGTGATTTCACCTTCATAATGCCGGCGTATACCTCTTTGTCTGCCGCCTTTATATTAAAGCCACTTTGATAAATTTCTTGTATTGTTTTTGGCTCTGCAGCGTCGGCAAATATTTCGTCATAATAACTCATTCCTAACGTCGGGATTATGTTAAGCAAATCACCCGTTGTTAAATTTTGCTGGTATAAAATCTCTTCAGCGTAAATACAATTCTCCGCAAATGTAACTTTTACAATTGCCGTTGGCACACGGAATCCAAAGTCCAATCCGTAACATACTTCGCCATCCGGTATATTGTCCGTAATTTTCCAATGACTATAAATTTGCTCCTCGCTTACTCCACGAAGTCCAAGTCCAAAAACTTGCCATAACATTTGGTCAGCATCTTTATAGCTTTCAATTACTGCCTTTTGAATGTCACTTAGGAATGGATTGTCTTTATAAGTTGAATGTATTTTGATTGCATTTTCTCCGTCCGCCAATTCGTAACAATACGAATCAAAATCGGATGGGTTAAGATCAAGTATAACCTTTTCAGTTGTCCGTATGTCCAATTGATCAAAAAGTTGCTTACTAATTAAATTCGCCTCATTGATGAATAAAATGTTACGCCCTGCTCCCCTTGCCTTGTCTGCATCTTCCAAGCCAAAAAACTCAATATAACTTCCATTTGGGAAATGATAAATGTTATCTGTCTTGTTGTGCCACTCTTCACGATACCAACCAAACGCCCTTATGATATTGTCAAAATCACGCAATGCCCCACGTTTGAGATGTGGAAGGGAATGGCTAACTACCGTTATTGTCTTACGTTCGTTTATGCTAATCATGCATAATAGTTGCATAATGCTGTAAGATTTTCCGCTTCTGCTGCCGCCCTCATTGACTATGTAACGTTTTCCACTGCTGAGTGCCGCATAGTTTAATGAAAATAATTTACCCGATTGTATTTTTACCATTAGTACAAAAATAAAAAAACCTACTGAGTAAGTAGGTTTTAATTGTTAGTATGGGATTTTAACCCATATCCTGCAACAAAGTTGCAATGTTCACTGCATGTGGTATTTATTCCCACTTTACACCAACTAACAAATCTATGACGTCCGCAAGTGTGCATTATTAAGAGGCATCGGACGTTACTATAGTCAAGGCAGGATTCGAACCCGCAAGTTTTTCTTAAGCAGAAAACTTCTCGTAAGACAAAAACGCTATGCGTCTACCATTCCGCCACCTGACTATTTTTAATTTATAATTTCAATCGTAACCTTTGGCAAAGTGATAGAAACGTCTTGCTCCATACGTTCAACGTAACCACGTTTTTTGCCTTTAGTTTTCAAATAGAATATTGTTGATGTTACTTCACCGTCTTTAATTTGCTTATGAAGTTGCGATTCTGCAAAGTCCAGTGTTATGTCCTGAATTGAATCTACTGAGGCTTTGTAATCTTCATCTTCCTTAAGCCAATTGTAATGTGTATTTCGCTCAATGCCTACACT